TTTACTCGGAAAGGCTACAAAATCACCTTGCTTTAAGACAAAATCTTAGCGAAAAAGGTAAATTAGGTGCTGCAAATAGATGGAAAAATGGGGAGGCTAATGGGGTGGCTATTGGGGAGGGCAATGCAAAGGAAAGGAAAGAAAAGGAAAGGAAAGTAAAAGAAACTAAAGTAAAGGTTAGTAAACAAACATTATTTAGTGAAACTGAATTTTTAGATATAAATAAATTTAAGACAGCTTTTATTGGAAGTCAATATGAAGAAGCTAATTTTGAATATTACCACGAAGTAATTAAAAATTGGTCGGATTCAAATGGGGAAAAGAAGTTAAATTGGATTGCCACCGCAAAAAATTGGATGGCAAGAGATTTAAAAGAAGGCAAATTTGTACACATAAACTATAAACCAAATGCAACAGGAATTAGCTACAATCGCAAACCAACTTTTACAGAGCAGCAATCCAATGCCCTTAGAAATCTATAACAAACTTGAACCAGATGAATTAAAGGTTGTGGTTGCTTTAGATACAATGAGTGTTAGCAGATGCTCACCTATTGAGGTAAAAGAACACCTAAAGACCTGTATTGCTTTAAGCGGATGTCAAACACCTACAATAGAGTTGTTTCAGTTTTTATGCGAATTTGTAATTAAAAACTATGGCAACTTTAAACTAAAGGAACTTGGAGTAGCTTTTGAACTTTACGCAATGGGGAAATTATCAGTTGACAAAGCAATTATGTTTACCCCTAAATTCTTTGGGGATGTAATGGCAGCTTATAAGCCGATAGCTTTGCAAGTAAGACAAAAGACCTATGTAGAACCGCAACCAGTAGAGATACCTAAAATCCAAGATGATGAAATTATTGAGGCACTATATCAAAATTGGGAGAAATCGGCTAAAAGAGGCTGGGAGTTGCTAAATACAATGGCTTTTGATGTACTATGGAAACGAAAGGAATTAAACAAGGATAATCTAAGCCAAGACAAGGCAGACCAGATTAAGAAAAAGATAATAGCACATTACAAGGTAACTGCTAAAACACCTAAAGACTTAGAGAAATTAAATAACGAAATATTTATAAAAAACGAGTGCAAAAGATATACTTTGTACCTATTTTTACAAAATCAATTATGAAACAATTAACATTTATTTATGAATTGCTAAAGTTTACGCTGATATCAGTTCCTTTAGCTTGTTGCATTTATTTAACGGCACATTTATACTTTGAAATTAAACGAATGATTAAATGACAGGAATTGACAACAACATTGAAGTAAGATTAATTTATTTAGATACAAAAGAGGAAATATGGTTTAGGTCAATAGCAAAGGCGATAAGGTTTTTAGGTACTGACTACAAAACGATTATGGCTTATATGAATCCAATAAACAAAAAACGCTACAAGCATAACGATAGATTATGTGTTGTTAGATTGAAAAAGTAACCCTAATTTTGCTTTATGCCATTGATACCTTTGCCAAAGTTGTTAGAAAAAACCCAAAAGGTAGTTAATGCGTATATAAGGAAACGAGATGAAGGATTGCCTTGTATTAGTTGCGGAAGCTATAATGGTAATCAAGCTGGACACTACTTTACTGTTAAAGGTTATTCGGCTTTAAGGTTTAACGAATGGAATATCCATTTGCAATGTGCTGGATGCAATATGTTTAAGCATGGCAACCAAGCAATGTACCGAATTGGCTTAGTAGAAAGGATAGGTGAAAAAGCGGTGAAGGAGTTAGAGTTTGAGGCGGTTAACAATAGGCTAAAGAAATGGCAAAGAAGTGAATTAGAAGAAATAATTAAAAAATATTCAATATGAAAGATATTTTAGAATTTGATGGATTATATAAGGTTAATGAATTTGGAGAAATTTATAAACTTACTACAAATGGGTTAAAAAAAATGAAGAATCAAATAGACAAAGATGGATATGAGGTATTAAATTTTAAATTTGGTGGTAAAGTTATAGGAAGAAAAGTGCATAGACTTGTTGCACAATATTACATACCTAACCCTTTAAATAAAAGATGTGTTAATCATATTGATGGAATTAAGACAAACAATAAAGTTGATAACTTGGAATGGGTTACTCATAGCGAAAATATGATACACGCTACTAAATTAGGTTTAGCCAAAAACAAAGGTGAATTAAATCCAATGGCTAAATTAAAAGATACTCAAAGAGATGATATAATTAAATTAAGAAAAGAAGGAAAAAAGTTGAAAGAAATAGCTAATTTATATGGAATTTCATTTCAGCACGTATCCGATTTATGTATAAACAATTAAATTGACAGATATAAGTAACATATTTGAAACGTGCAAAGAGCAAGAAATAGCTGGTTATCCTTGCTATGTTTTTGACATTGATGGAACTACACACTATGTATTTGGTGAAACACAAGAACAAAGATTTGATTTTATGGCAGACCTAATAAACAATTATAATGGCGAAAGTAAGCAGCAATAACAAAGTCAGCTTTGGGAAAAGAAAGTGTGGCAAGTATAAAAAGACATCTGGTCCAAAGGACAAGCCAGTTAAACCATATAATAGACAAGGGCGATGAAAAACACTTTAAGTAAAAGACTTTATACCTGTAAGTGCAAATCCATAGTTGAAGGATATGCTTGGGAAAATGAGCTAACTACGATTCAGTTTAAGTGCAATAAGTGTGGCAATTTTGTAGGCTTTGAGCAAATCAAAAAGAAGCCAATTATACAAATGCCATCAATACGAACACCAACAAAAAACCGATAAATGAACATCAACGAAATCAAACCTAATCCCAACAATCCAAGAATTATTAAGGATGACAAATTTAAGAAGCTGGTTAAGTCAATCCAAGACTTCCCACAAATGCTTGAACTTAGACCTATTGTAATAGATGAAAAAAATATCGTATTAGGTGGCAATATGAGGCTAAAGGCTTGTATTGAAGCTGGACTTAAAGATGTTCCTGTAAAACAAGCTAAAGAACTAACCGAAGAACAAAAGAAAGAATTTATTGTAAAGGATAACGTAGGTTACGGAGAATGGGATTGGAGCGACCTTGCTAATAATTGGGAAACCGAAGAATTAGAGGAATGGGGATTAGACATTATAGGCTTTAGTAATGTAGATGATTTAGGCGAAGGATTTACTTTGCCAGATGGGGACAAATCACCTTTTCAGCAAATGACATTTACATTAGCAGATGAACAATGCGTACAAATTAAAAATGCTATTGAGGAAATTAAACATACAGAGGAATATAAATATGTTGAAACAATGGGTAACGAAAATTCAAATGGTAACGCTTTATACTTAATAATAATGCAATGGGCAGAGCAAAAGAAATCTTAGTCAAAGTAATACCAAGCAAGGTAGCTAATGAGTTTGTTAAATTAAACCATTATTCTGGTAAGGTAGTGCCAAATAGCACATTGCACTTTGGTTGCTTTTTAGATGATAAATTGCACGGAGTATTAAGCTATGGTACAAGTATGGATAAAAGAAAAGTTTTGCCATTAGTAGAAAATACTGGATGGAATGAAATGCTTGAATTGAATAGAATGGCATTTGATGAATATTTGCCAAAATATAGCGAAAGCAGATGTATTGCAATTACAATAAAATTATTAAAGAAAAATGCACCACAGATAAAATGGATATTATCTTATTCCGATGGTACACAATGTGGTGATGGAACTATATACAGGGCAAGTGGATTTAATTTGACTGGTATAAAAGAAAATAAAACCATCTTAGAATGGGAAGGAAAAATTATAGCAGATAAGACATTAAATAATTCTAATTATAAAAAATTAGGTATAAGTGCTGGGTATGCTAAAAAAAATGGAGCAGTACCTTTAAATGGATTCCAATTAAGATATATTTATTTAATAGATAAATCTTGCAAAATAACAGTACCTATATTGCCTTTTTCAAAAATAGATGAACTTGGAGCAGGTATGTATAAGGGTAATAAGGTAACTTTGGCATCAAGACAAGCGGTAGAAGCATAAAAGTAATGCGTTAGTCATTCCAGACTAAAGAAGGGGTGCAATACCACCCTACCGCTCAAATACAACGAGAAATCAACGAAGTATGGCGAATGAACAAAATTTAAAGGCATTTCCAAAAGGGGTAAGCGGAAACCCAAATGGCAGACCTAAAGGTGTTCCTAATAGCAAGACAAGGCTTTTGCGTTTATTGGAGTTGGTTACTAAGGTACGCAACCCAGTAACAGGCGAAGATGAGGAGTTTACAATAGCGGAGCAATTAGATATGCAAATCATAGCAAAGGCAAGAAAGGGCGATTTAAAGGCTTACGAAATACTATTAGACAGATTAGAAGGCAGACCTAAACAAACAACCGACATCACCGCAGACATAAAGGGTAATGTGCAAATCACAATAGAACCAGATGCAGATTGTCAACCAATTAAAGATTAAGGCTACTCCAGTATTCTATGCCAATAAAAAGGCATACGAGGAAGGTTATCCGATAATATGCAATGAGGGTGGTTCAAGATCAAGTAAAAGCTATTCAGTTGTTCAGTTATTAATACACATAGCTTTAACCAAGCCTAATACAAGAATTTCGTGCGTTTCACATTCCCTACCACATATTAAGCGTGGAGTTTATAGGGATTTCAAAAACATATTAGAGCAATGGAATATTTGGGATGAAAAAGATTTCCGCTACACGGATTTCATTTATACGTTTAAAAATGGCTCATACATTGAGTTATTTGGTCTTGAAGACCCTGATAAAGCAAAAGGACCAGCAAGGGATATACTATTCGTAAACGAGGCAAACCTTATTAGCAAGGCTTTATTTGACCAGCTTTTAATTCGTACTACTGGACAAGCATTCTTAGACTGGAATCCAGCCGACTTTATTTCTTGGGTATATGAGGTAGCAGACAATCCAAATAACAAGCGCATACATTCTACCTACCTAAACAACATAAGTAACCTTAGTGAAAGCCAAATAAAAAACATTGAGCAATACAAGGACTTACCGGATGACTTTATGTGGAAAGTTTACGGATTAGGGGAACGAGGGTCAGCAAAGGAAATTATTTATACTCAATGGAAACAATATGATGAAGCACCAGATGGGGATGTATTCTATGGATTGGACTTTGGTTACGTTCACCCAGCTGCTTTAGTTAAGGTTACGCACTATGAAGGACAAAACTACTTTGAGGAAATAGTTTATCAAAGCGGACTTACTTTAAGCGACCTATCAAGATTGATAAAAGAAAAGCTACCAGAACGTGCCACAATCTATGCGGATGCTGCCGAGCCTAAATCTATTGAGGAACTTTACCGACAAGGCTTTAATATTAAACCAGCACAAAAGGATGTATGGGCAGGAATAGTAAAGATGAAATCTTACCCAATAAACTTGCACTACAATAGCAAAAACCTAAGAAGGGAGTTTATGTCTTACAAATGGAAAAAGGATAAAAACGATAACGTAATTGAAGAACCTGTAAAGGCAAATGATGACTTGATGGATGCTTGTAGGTATGCCGTGTTTACGCATTTAACCAAGCCTAAATTTGAGGTGTCGGTATTTTAGGATAAATTGTCTAACTTTGTTAAAATTCATATATAATGGGATTACTTGACTTTTTTACTAAAAGACAAAAACTATCAACTGTACTACCACAAATTCCTTTTAACGGACAAGTAGCAATACAACAAGGGATAATAACTTGGCAGGGTGGCGATAACATTAGTTTCGTAAATGATGGTTATTCAGCAAACGATATAGTTTATTCAATCGTAAAATTAATTGCGGATAAAGCAAAACTTGCTCCATTCCACGTTTACAAAGTAGTGGATGAAACTTCTGCAAAGAAATACAAGGCTTTAATGAGCCAACCAGATAAGATTGAGAACTGGAAGGATGTTGAAAAGCTACATAAGAAAGCATTTGAATTATACACAGGTGATGCAAGATTAAACGAGTTATTAAAATACCCTAATGAAGAAGATACATTTGGCGATTTCGTTGAGGCTTGGTGTACTTTTAAATTAGTTACAGGTAATTCTTTTGTTTACGCAAAGATGATTGAAGGTGGTAACAATGATGGTAAGCCTTATGAGTTATACGTTTTGCCTTCGCAATATATGTACGTGTTAGCGGACATTCAAAACTTCCCTCCAACGATTAGCGGTTACCAATTAAATTATGGTCCACTTTGGAACTTTACTAAGCAAGAGATATTACAAGATAAATACATAAACTTACAATGGAATACAACTGGCAATCAACTATATGGTCAATCTCCTTTAATGGCTGCTGCGAGAAACTTGACTCGTTCCAACGAAGCCAAGACTGCGGCGGTTGCATCTTTCCAGAATGGTGGTCCAGCTGGAGTTCTTTTTATGAATGATGATAGGTTTGACCCTATTAGTGGAACACAACAAGCACAAGCACTTAAAAGAGCCGTAAGTGAAAAAGGTGGCTCTGCTAACTTTAATTCAATTGCGGTTAGTGGTTATAAAGTAGACTGGAAACAAATCGGTTTAAGTCCTGTTGAATTAGATATCATTGAAAGTGAGAAATGGGATATGAAAGCACTTTGTAATATTTATGGAGTACCATCTCAATTATTAAATGATGCTGATAACAAGACTTACAACAACCAAAGGGAAGGTGAAAAAGCATTAACAGTTCGTTGTGCGATTCCTTTGTTAGTTGGTATTAGAGATAACTTGAATAGAAAATTACATTCGGATTGGGGATATCGTGGAACTGATATTTATGTTGACTTTGACCCAACTGTTTATGGTGAATTAGAAGCAAACAAAGCTGAACAAGTTGAATGGTTAGATAAGGCTTGGTGGATTGCACCTAAGCAAAAGATGGATATTATGGGATTAGAGATTCCACCTTACATAGATCAAACTGAAATGGAAAAATTATACATTCCTTCAAGTTTACAAAGTCCAGATGAGTTTCAACCATTAACACTACCAAATGAATAGTCAAGAGATTATTGATAAGTTATTTGATTTAAAGGTTGACCTTAAAGCCGACCTTCAAGAAGTTATTGATGAAGTTTACGCAAAGTATCACGAAACAGTGAATATGTCTTACTCGGAGTTAAAGGCTTGGAGTGAAACAAAATGCTCACGTTTAGCATCATTAGATAGAAGTCCTGTAAATAGGAACTTAAATCTATTGAGCAAGAAAAAAGCGGATTGGGGTGCAAATGAAGTTAAGTCGGCAAACAGAACTATTAGCTTTGTTAGTAGAATGAAAAATATGGAGCAAGGTAAACCTGTAAACAAAGAGTGTCCATCTAAGAGGGATATTTCCTTAAAGAACTGGGCATACAATCCAAATAAATAAATATGAATTACGCACAAAAATTCGTAGAATTAGCTAATGAGTTAATAAGCGAAATAAAGAAAACAACAGGCATCAATCGTAGTGGTATTACACAAGCTGCTTCATTAGTAAGTCAAGGCAAAGTAATTAGTTCAAGAAGTTGGAATCCACCAAGCGCAAGTGAGGAAAACGCATACATTGAGGAAAACGGAATGGCTGCTTATGGGAAATGGTTTTTAGGCATTGATGCAAACGCTGATATGGAAACTAAAGAGCATTGGCACTACATTTATACAAGTGATTTTGTAAACGTTGATAGAGCTGGACTTATTGCGATTAGACAAAGAGCAGGTCAACAAGGTCAAACAGATGTATTTAATGCAGCAGGTAAGTTACTTGAAAAATTAGATGCATAATGATTTGGCAAGATTATAGGAAACTATACTTAAACGCAATAAAAACCTATTCGCCTAAGTTCAAGAAAGAACTACAAAGGCAAGTGGATACTTATTGCGATACCCAAGATTTAAACGCTATAAGCGATAAGAAGATAAAAAAGACCATCCAAAACGTTCATATTGCAATGGGCGTTAAGATGGCACAAATTGCCGAGAAAAACGTTTCTAAATCGGTTAAAGGTTATTACGGACCAGAGGAAT